TAAGTCAGAAACAGAAATAGCATTGATAACGCTTTCTGTTACAAAGTGTACTGCATAAAAGTCTTGTGATGTTACTGCCGATGTGCTAATTAGGAATGGTTTACTTTTCTTACCTAATTGCTCTTTTAATAAGTCTGTTGTATTTTTTACTGCCATTTTAAATGCTTATATATTGTGTGTTACTATTTGTTGTATTCTTATTGCTTGTTGGTGTGTATTGAGTATATGATACCTCTGTTACACTAGCATCTTTTACTAATGCCTTACCTCTTTCTATAATTCTTGCATCAGTTAATGTACTATCATCAGTTAAATCGTTAGTAGTAACTTGATATATTACATAAGTATAAAAACCCTCTGCACCTAAACTAATATCTGTACCCTCTGTAAACTCTATTAAACTATATCTAGGCTCAACAGTTTCAGTAGGATTAACAAAATAGCTTTGTTTAGTCATATCGTTGGTAAACTTAATAAATATATATGGACTACTAGCTAATCTTTTCTTACTTGTAAGATTAAAGTATAACTCGTTTGCTAATCCTTTATTTATTACCACCATAATATAAAATATAAAAAACTATGTTTTATTTACAATTAGTCAAAAAAAAAGTGGGATAAACCCACCTTTTTCTTAAATTATATTGATAATTACGATAAAGTTACTGTAAAATCACCATTATCGAAAGGTGTAGTAGTATAGTCTGCAACTACTAAAGCTGGACTATCTTCCATACCTACGAAAGTTAAATCGTAACCATTCATATCACCAAATGCTACACCACTATTAGCAGTACCTGTTGTAAGTTCCATACCATTAGTAACACCTAAGCAAAAGATAACTCTCTTACCAGCAGAGTTAGTACCATTTGTTTCAACAAATACTAATAATCTGTTTTGTGCTAATAATTTAATTTCGTTTTGGTCTGCTACACTTAGTTTGTGTAGTTTTACATTTACTGATGGCTCATAAAATACTGTACCATTCTCTGCACTTGCAGTTACTGTTTCAGTAAATGAAGCAGTACCCCTTACTACGTTGTATTTAAACAAGTCTGTAGTAATATCCAAGTCAGAAACAGAACCAGCACTATGAGTTACAGTAGCATCTTCTAATTGACAGAAATAAACTGCTCTTACACCACCGATGATGTCTTTACAATCTAAACTTCGCCCTGTTGTTAATTCACAAGCCATATCCTTTGTGTTTTGTAATTAAGGGGGGATATTTCACCCCCCATAATTTAGTTAATATTCTTAGTCGTGTCTTACGATGTCGCTACCTATTGCGTGTTGGCAACCGCCCGTAAATTTTGCCACTACTCTCAAATTATCGCTCCCATCTAGGTCACTCATATCTAGCATACGGATTTCTGCGTGGTCAGATAATAAATCTGTACCAAAGAATAGGTTACTACGTTGTGCTACTGCCAACTTATCATCTACCATACCATTACATACAGCAATCTTAACACCCTCAAATTCAGGAGTGTACTGCCCCATATGATTGAATGGGAAAGCAGACAATGCAGAAATAGCAGAGATGTATAATCTGTATGACTTAGGCGACATATAGATGTATAAATCTTCTTTTGTATATACTGCACTTGGTACTGATGCAACTGCACCCTGTAAGTTACCAATAATGTTATCAGCAGTAAAGGCAGTACCAGCACCACCAACATTATCACTTTCTACGATTGTAGCATCGTTCTCAAACAAACCGTTACCAGCTTGCATAAATCCTGTAAATTGACCAGCATTAGAGTCTAAACCATTCCAAATAGAACTTTCTACTGCATCAGCAATAGTTCCACTTAGGTAAGACATAACAAATGCAGTAAAATCACCACTCATATCTCTGTTGTGCGCACCAGCTCTCATTTGCGCAGCCTGCCAATCAGCTAGTAAGTCTTTCTTACAAAGGTCTACATTGATTTGCAATTCTTTTGGGTTAAGTATTCTTTCTGTTAAAGTAAGAGTACCAGCATCAGTAAAATCACAAGTAGCATCAGCGATTAAACTAGCACCAGCAACTTTAGTAATGTTTCTTTTAAATTTTACATTCTCTAATACAGTTAAGTATTCAAGAGATGTAGCAGATTTCAACGCAGCAGCAATATACTGACCAGCGTGTTCACCTGAATAGTTTGAAGTAATATCGAAACTCATTTTCTTAATTATTTATTTAGGTTATACATATATTTTTCTTGTGCAGATAATTTCTCGTAGTCTGCTCTACTTAATTCTACTTTAGGAGTAGTGTTAGCAGCGAATTTACGTGCCTTTACAGGCTCTGCGCTAGGCTCACTACCTAATTCGTTAACTTGCTTAGATAACTCAATGTTTTCGTTTTGCAAGTCTACTATGTTTTCGTCTTTAGCTAAATTTTCGCCTCTTAATTCGTCTAGTTCAGCAGTAATACGTGTAATGTCTTTGCGTACTTCTTCTAATAATTCTTTTACTACGTTACCTACTTCTGCAAATAATTCAGCGTTGTTAGACATATATTCTTTGTCTTTGTCTTTTTCTAAATCATCTGCATCTTCTTCAACTACTTCTTCTTCTTCTTCTTTAGCAGATACCTCTGTTACTACACCATTCTCATCAGTAGAGAACTCTGTACCATCTTCTAAAGAGTAAGTACCTTGTGGCATTGGAGTTTGCTCACCATCTTCTGATAAGATGTTAAGTACTACACCCTCTGCTAACTCATCTGCTTCTGATACGATAATAGTACCATCTGCTAACTTAGCTTCGTAAGCTAACTTTACTTCTTGTTCTTTGGTATCTATACCTAAAGCAACTTTTATGCGTTCTTTTAAATCCATTGTACTTTTTTTTTAGTGTCCTTAATATAAAATATAAATTAGTTTATTTTGTTTTATTTTCGGCTTTTACTACTCGTTCAGACCATCGTAACATTACATCACCTCCCCATAAGTTATATGATATTGTGCCACAATCGTTATAGTCACCCGTATTGTATGTTTTTGCTCTTGACAAATAGCTATATATGCGTTTCACTGTTTTATACGATATAGGTTTACGTGCTGCTAATTGTTGCGCCCTAACTTTACCCGTTTGTGTTGCACACTTATTACCACGTTCTTCGTTTTCTATTATTGCTCGTTCAGCGTTTGCAGTAGCACCTTTAGGATAGTCAGTATAACTAGCTAACATAGTACAAGTGTCGTTTGCTTGTGCATCTTCTATTAACTCTAATAATGTGTCTAGTATTTCGTGGTCACTACAAGGCATATATACTTTCTCGCCCTCTAATTCGTGTTCGTGGTAACCCTCACAACCTAACGTTTTAGCAACCTCAACTGCATCTTCTATATTGTCAAATACAGGGAAGCCATCTATCTCACCTACTTGTGCGTACTTCTTCTTTTTCTTCTTCTTATCAGTCTTAGCTAGTGTTTCCATCTTATCGACAAAGTAACCCTCTATACTCAAACCTTTCAACTCGCCACTCTTGATACGTTCCCATACTTCATCGTTGTTTACTCGCATAGATACAAACCAAGTACCCTTTGGCAATTCATAGCCATATAAGTTACTCTTGTCGTTTTTGCTATCTTCTACTATCCAACTCTCTACTGTATGCACTCCTGTTACCTTTTCTTCGTGTTGTAAGGTCGCACTATTAGTGTTTTGGTGTTTCATATACGCTTCTGCTGCCTTACGTACAGTTTCAGCAGTAAAGTACACATAATAGTTTCTATCTTTGTTAGCATCGTATCTGTATATCTGTTTGTAAGGTATAAGTGCTGGACTTACTAGCAGTCTTTCTTCTTCGTTTACCTTAGCAAGTGTTAAGTTGCTTTCTATGTCGTTAAAATATACAAAGTCAGTTTCTATTGCTGGACTTGTTACCAAAGATATAGCATCTATTGCTAGTTCTTCGTTGTTCTCATCTACAATTAGTTCTACGATGTCATAAGTGTCGTGTGCTTTCTCGCACTCTTGTAGGTTATCGTATTGGCAATCGCCATCACCCCATTTATACTTTCCGTTATCACATTCTTTACAAGGCATAATCTTATTTTTAAATTGTTGCTTTTCTTCTTATTTTACTCATTTTATCTTGTTGCTTAGTCATATCATCAGCTACTACAAAGGCTTTTACAACTCCCATAGTCGTACCTCCTACACCCTCGCCACTTACGAATGACCTACCACCACCAGCTTCGTTAATTGCGCTTAGAAGTGGCTTAAACATTCTTGTACTACGTGCATTTATAACACTTTCACCTTTAGATAGTCTTGCACTAACACTATCGCTAGTTGAAGTACCTACACCACCTACTATACCACCTTGTGCAAATTTAGGTTCTTCTACTGATGTTATTGCACTAACTTGTTTTAATCCCGTTGCTATTGCAATTGCAGCAAATGGTAAACCAAGTGGTACACCAAAATCTGCTATTGCTTTACTAGCACCCTCATATGTGTTTATAGTTGCTTGTGCTATTGCAGCAGCTTTACCAGCAGCACTTTCTTTACCAAACACATTTTGTGCAGTTTTTAAACCCATCATTAAAACCTGTTTTTGTGCTTTTGCTTTTTCTTTTGCTCTTTTTAATTCTTCTTCATCTAACTTTTTCTTAGCATCAGCAGCAGCCTTATCTGCATCAGCTTTTTCTTTTGCTGCTTGTTTATCTAATGCCGCTTGTTCCCTTGTTAAAGTTTCTATTTCTGTGGCTATCCTTTTACGTGTCTGAAATGATGATGTTTGTAAGTTAATTAACTCTACTTCTAATTGTGCTAAATCATCATAATCTTCTTCTAAACTTTCACCTAAATCTACTTCTGCTTGTCTAGCTGCTAATTTTTCTTTTTGTAGCTGTATAGCTTTATTAGTTGTTTCTATTTCTAAGTCTGCTGCTCTTTGTAATGCTTCTAACCTTTCTTCTAAGGTTTTATTTTCGTCTAAAGCTTCAAATCTTGCTTTTTGTATTTCTTGTGCAGTCTTAGCTTTTTGTATACTAAACTCTCGTTCTGCATCTTTTATCTTTTGTAATGCACCAGCTAATTCTATTGCTGCATTAGTTTCGTTCTTTATTTCAGTTGTAATTTCTTTAACTGTATTAGCAAAGTTTTTACGTTGTACTTCGTCCATACCCGTAGCCACTTGTAGTGTAGCACTAGCAAAATCTTCTGCACCCTCTTTAACACCATCAAAGTCTAAATCAATAGCTGATTTTATTATTTTACCAAACGCTTTGAATTGGTCAATAGTACCCTCTATTCTATTTATAAGATTTTCTTTTATAGTATTCCACAAACCTATAATTGCCTCTTTAGGATTACTAAAAGCATTAACAATAGTTTCACCTACTGCACTAAATCTATCTGTTAGAACTGCAACTGCTGCACCAAAACCTTTAAAAATTCTTTGTAGTTGTTCAGCACCTTTTTTAGTATTTGTAAAATATGAAATTAAACTACCAATAGCAATTACAAAAGCACCTATACCCGTTGATATAAGACCAGCTTTTATACTACCAAACATAGCTTTAGACAATGGTATAATTTTACCAAATGCTGCTTTAACACCATTTAGACTTACACCCATTATACTAAAATTACCAGCAGCCTCTTTTGCTGCATCACCCGTATCTTCTGTGTT